GCCAGGCATTTCTAGTTGCACTTTTGTATTAGCATTCATACCGCCAATAGAAAGTTCTAAATAAAATTCTGGATCACTATCAGTAGTAATTTTATTTACTAAATCACTAAATAATCCGGCACTGTAACGATGTTCTGATACACCCCCACTACCACTATTCATTGATATGGTTCCAGATCTTAAGTATGCTGTTAAACTACCTGTAATACTTCTACTACCAGTAAAATATGTAACAGGTTGATTAATACTACCCATATATGCTGGCGTTAAATATGTAATATTATTTGTTAGCGTAATACTACCGCCAGTCAATGGCATAGCATACTTTACTACATCACTACTTTGTGGATTGCCATTATAGGGAGTAGTATCACTATAGCTGCCAATTTTACTTACTAATTCAACTGTACTTAGTTTATTAGATATAAACGGTGCAGTAGTAATTTTTGGCTTAAATGATCCGCCCCAACTTACAGCAGTTCCACCTAAATTTTTGTCTGTGGTGCCGCTGAAACTGTATACTCCACCGGCTTCTGTAATTGTAGGACTTTTTACACGCTCTACCTTGCGAGCCTGACCACTCCATTGAATACTTGCAATAGCATCAATACCAAAATCGATAGTTGCTGTATTTAGTGAGCAATCATGTAATATAAATGTATTTGTATCAAAAACTACAATAAGACTAAATCTTTGTAGTTGATGTACGGCAGAATTATCTAGTTTAAGTAAAGCTGGAGCTGTTGAACTAGTACTACCTGCTGGATTCCAGGCAGAAGTACCTGTAGTATTAATAGCGGTTGCAGAAAACATCGCGTTCCATAGAACAGACTCTTCGCAATCTACTAGTCGTTCATTTGTACTAGTTGCTGCAGTTACAGTTATTACCCAGGTACTTGTTTCGTCTGTAGTTCCTGTATCAGGATCAATAACGCTAACTACTACTACATCATTAGCGGCAAACCCTGTACCAGGATAGCCTAAACGTAATCCTACTAGTTTACCTGCATTATCTCCGCTGGCTTTAAATACTGGTACAAATGTAGGAGCAGTTCCACCTGTAGGAGCACTAGCTACTATAACCGTGTTTGGTCCAAATCCTGTTAAGGCTGTTTCTGCTTGATACTGTGTATCTGTTCCACTTGTTCTTACACTGGCCCCACCATAAGTAGCTGTAAAAGTTGTAATTGAACCGCCCACACTTTCACGGCCTGGACGCATGTATGTAGTAAAATTAAAGTCTACTGGATTTAATGCAGTATTAAAAGTACGTTGTCCACGTAGTGGTGTAGCACCTGTTTCATTTACTCCAATAGTTTCTACAGCAGTAGTTTGGCTAAAGCTTAAATCATCTAGTACTTGAATTTCTCTTGTGGTTGTAGCGCTATGGCCGCTAAATTCCAAATCACCTATTGAAAAGGCTTTTCCGTCTATGTCTACTCCATCACTGGTCTTAACATTAGTACTAAAATAGACTTTACTATTACGTAATAAATTAATTGACATATTATATCCCTCTAGGAAGGTATTTGTCCAGCTATTACGAGACTTTTATCTGTAGTTGGCTGTTCAAAATACGGTTGCTTACATGACCTGATAACGGACTTGCAAGTTAATCTCGCCAACTGCATAGGGAGCTAATAAGCCCTCATCCGTAGTTATTGAGTCTATTAATATTTCTGTGGTTTCATAATTGTTATCAACATCATAGACTAAGCGTCTATTTGCATCTATACAGGTTTCTAGATCACTCAATAACTGCTCTAGCTGTTCCTGTGCACTTTCTTCACTTTTGCAGTACACTTTAACACAAACACGTAATAATCCCCAGGTAAAATCACTAGGTAAGTAGTCACGTGTTTCTGTGCCAGGACTTAGGTAAACACTGGGAAAATCTTGTATCTCATCCCAGAACTTTAGCTTGGCAAAACTATTGCCATATAGATTGGTTGTATAAGGCTGATAGCCGTCTATAATTTTAAACTTTTCGGCAAGGGCCGCTACAATCTTTGCTCGTTTGCTCATACTAGTACGGCCCTTAATCTTGAAATCTTTAGTTGTTGCGCTACTTCACGTATTGACTTGGAGATCAATGTTTTTGGGTCTCTACTACGCGGATATTGTTGTTTGCCACCTTGACTAAACGTAGCATATGGGTTTTTCATATAATTATAGAAAGCTGTTACAGTACCCTCACGACTTTGTGTTAATCGCTCTACTTCAACACTTTCAGCAAATCTACCACTACGTAAGTTGAGTATATCTTTGCGAGTTCCAGTACCCATATTTTGTTTTACAGTTTGAACAAGATTTATATTCAATAAATTCTGTAAACTTAACAAGTCTACTTCTTGTTGAAGTTTTTGTTCTTGAACTGTTCTACTTTTTGGTATTCTAGTAGCTTTTGATTTTAAGGTTGTAGTGGGTAATTTTACCTTTTTAACCGCACCTTTATTAAGATTTAATTTAACGATATTTTCTGCTGTAACAGAAGCTTCTGCTTTTTTACTAGTAGCTTTACTGCTGGTTTTAAATTTGCCTGTTTTTAACAGTTCTACAAAACCTACCTCTAGTGATTGAATAAGTGTAGGTGAAAATTTTAAACCAGTTACTAATCTGCGTAAATTGTCTGCACTTAGCACGCGATCTATTAAACTATTTCGCAATTTTCTATAGGTAGTATTAAACAAATTTTGTATAATTTGATCAGCTGCCTGTGTTTCACCTTGCAGTATAGTTTTATTAGTTTTAACTGTCATTGGCACAACTACTGCTAGCTGGGCTTGCATAAGAGTTTTTACTTGTGGTGAAACTTGCTTGGAAAATTGTACGCTGTAATTTACTTGCCCACTAGTATTTACAAATCCATTTATAATATCAGTACCGTTTTGTGCTTTACTAGATTGAGTTGCTAACAGCATTATTTGCTGTATCCATGGGCTTATAAAACCAATTATTTCAACTGCTCCAGTTTCTGGATCGGTACTTTTAGCACCAGTATGACCAAATACAACAATTTCACCTATTGTAAATGCCCGATTAATATCAGTAACAGGTGTATTCTTATTAATCTTTGATTTATCTGTACTTTTTTCAGCTAAAATAATTCCTGCTTTGGTAAAACTTTGTCTAATAATTGGTGTTAGTACAGTATTAACTGCGCTACGCAATGTAGCAAAAGTAGCACCAAGAAATATTTCTTGTGTAGCTGAGTTAAAGTTTTCTACTATACTATCAGCATTTTTTAACTTGCATGGAGTTTTTCTTGCAAACTCCGTTCTAATAGCTCTGCCTGCTGCCGTGACTCTATATCTTGCTTTACCAGTAGCTGCTGGATCACCAGCTTGTATGCCTGGCATAAATGCGGCTAAACCACTATTAAGACTATTAAAAGCTCTGCTAACAATATCGCTGAACTCTTCTAGCGTATGCTGTTTTGTAGCTATTTTACTAGTTATTTCACTAATATCTATTTGTGGCGGTCTATACGAATTTAGCAGTGATTGTAATTTACTTTCAAAATCCCGATCATCACGGCGTATGCCACCAACTAAACTTTCTATAAACTGTCTAGCGCTGCTTTCTGGATTACGTAGTTCTTGTACGAAGTCTTGACATGCTTGTTGATATACTGTAGTATCTAATACTATTAGCGCAGGTGTTGCATTTTCTATTACATCGCGCAAGTCATCGTTAGCTTTACGCAAAAATTCATTTATTTTAGCCTGCGATGTTTTTGGCAGTTTAGTAGCTTTTCTATACCCACTTATAAATGATAAGAACTGTCCTGCATCCATTATGTATAGTCTGCCACATATTGATCTAATATACGCTTAATATGTGCTGGAAAATTTGTAGTGGCTACGTACTGTATTTGTGTTACATTAGGTGTAACATCTCTGTTAACATGCACAGCACTATTATTCTTTGAATAGTATTCAACAAGATCGAGTACTGCTAACTTTAAATCATCAGGTACATCCTCGTATCCACCCATATATGTAACCTTATAACCTTTAAT